AGTATAACAGATACTATTTCTTCTAGTGCTAGTAATAACACCATCGTTAAACGACACAGTTCTGGTTACATTTTTGCTAACTACTTTAACACTACCCCGAACACTGTTTCCAGTGGTGTTACTCAAATTTGTGTTGAGACAGGTAATGATGGTTATATTCGTCACGGAACTGCTGCTGCGGTAAGATCATTTATTAATGTCGCCAGTGGTGCTAACAACTACTCACTGCCCGCTGGTTCAAGTTCTACAAGGGGTGGGTTTAAGATTGGGTATGCTGAGAGTGGTAAGTATTACCCTGTCGAAGTTTCTTCGGAGAAGATGTTTGTCCATGTCCCTTGGACAGATACGAACACCGATACTAACACAACATATTCGGCTGGAACTGGGATCTCGTTAAGTGGAACTACGTTTTCTCTTACGGATACAGCTTCTAAGCTATCACTATCTGGTGGCACGATGACTGGAACTATCAATTCCAGAGATATTAAGTTCGCTAACGGTTACCATTTAATGCGATCTAACCATAGTTCGGGCCATCTTGAAGGTTCATACAATAATGTGGGTGAAAATAGCACTAAGAGTAATCCAATCTATACGATTGGTTCAAGCTACAATCCTACAGACGCTGCTCTAAGCAATATGTATGGTGTTGGCTACACCCATACGAATGCTTCCTTCATTAGTATGACTGGAGCTTCTGGTTGGGGTATGTATGTTGCAGCCGATGGAGACGCGAGGGTTTTCCTAGGTGGATCTAATGGTGCTATATCTTCTACAGGAGAACACTATGCCAATGGTTCAAGCAGGGTGTTCCATGATACTTACCACCCGAATGCAGATACGTTAACTACAACAAGAAACATCGCATTGGCTGGAGATGTTACGGGCAGCGTTAATTTCAACGGTTCTTCTAATGTTAGTATCAGTACTAGCCTCGCAGCTAATTCAGTTGGATCATCTGAAATTGCAAATAACGCAGTGGGCGCGGCTGAAATTGCAAATGACGCAGTAGGTGCAGATCAAATCTCGGCTAACGCAGTTGGAGCAAGTGAACTTAATGTTTCTGGTAATGGTAGCACATCTCAGTTCTTGCGAAGTGACGGTGATGGCACATTTACATGGGCAACTCCAACAGATACTAATACTAACACAACCTACTCCGCAGGTAGAGGTTTAGATCTTAGCGGAACTCAATTCCTACTAGAGACTGATCTTAGAGATAGTATTAGCTACATTGGTTATGACAGTAATGATTATCTCCAGTGGTCAAACAACAGTTATCTTAGGTCTGTAGTCTCTGGCACAGAAAGATTTAGGGTCAATACTTCTGGTATTGATGTCACGGGAACCGCTACTGCTAACGCATTTAGAACTGATACGGGTAACACTGATTATAATGTAATTAGTAGGAATAGCACCAGCACCACCTTATGGGTTCAAGCTGCTCAATCAGGAAGCCTTCAAGGAATTGCATCGTTTAGGTATGGGTCTGCTACTGTGAACCAAGGAACTGAGGTTTGCGCGATAAGAAGGAACTCAAGCTACTTCATTAACACTAAATTGGGAGTCGGTACATCTAGTCCAAGCACATCTCTTGATGTGAGCGGAACTATTCACTCTACAGTCTACAACGCAACAAGCTTACCGTCTGCTTCTCCAGCAGGTCAAAGAGCGTTTGCTTATAGCTACTATCCTTTAGCGACTTCTCACGGATCTGTTGTAAGTACAAATGGTAGTTATGTAATCCCAGTGTACTCTGACGGTTCTTCTTGGAGAGCTGGTTAATAAAGAAAATTCAAAACAAATATAAAAATATGCCAATTAAAAAAGAAAAACCAATAGTGATACCAGCGGAAGCTGAAAAAACTCTTCCTCATACATGGGTTTCAGAACTTATTGTTAATGCTCCTAATGCCTCAGATGGTTATATGAGCTTACAGCTTACTTCATTTGATGCCAATTCTGATGAAGATCTAAATCCTGAAAATTCAGAACGACTGAACTTAGACTTTTGGGAAGTTGTCGCTAACGTTCCAGAAGCAGCAGCAGCTATGCAATCTGTATTTGATGCGATACCAGCTATTGAATCATACTATAAAGAAGGAATATTAGAAATGGCCCCTGTTGAAGAAAATGCCGAAGAAGACTCAGGTGATTAATTATTATTTTATGGTTTGTGAAGCTCTTCACGAGGAGAGGACAAAGCCGCTGTATAATACAGTCATAAGAAGAATTAAAGATTGCGGAGATAATTACTATCTTCTCGGAGGCTTTGAAGCAATAGATGAGCTTCCAGTAATAAAGGTTTGTGATCTTGATGACTATCACTCTTGTGTCGAAAAAATAGAATCAGTATTTAAGCAAGATTGGGGTGATGCTGATTGGCACATAATCTGTGACGATGATACTTTTGTACACACTGATAATTTAAATTCATTTATAAGTAAATTACCCGAAGATAATTTAAGAATATATTGCTCTCAGCTTTATAAAGATAGTGTCGGTATATTCGGAGGGGCTGGTATTTTAATGAACAATAAAACTTTTAAATTGATCCAGAAATTTGTAATAGAAAATGGATGGAAAGAAGATAGAAGTTTTCAAAGCCATTCTGACATAGCATTGTCGCACATGTGTTATCGTTTAAATAAAAAACTGAAAGCGGCTAATAAAGAAAATGATAAAATATATATTGTTAACCCCGAAACAATGTATTCTTTTAATCATGACACAATGAAAAAAAATCAAAAGTCAATTAATGTGAAGGAAGATCTTGTCACTGTACATATCAAAGATATGCGATATATCTGGACGTACTTTAATGAACAAGAATGCCCTTACCAATCTTTAGAAAATGCCTTTTGTAGATCATAAAAATAAATTCGTCTTTGTTCATATCCCAAAATGTGGAGGTAGATCTATTAAAAAAGTATTTGATCTTAAACTTCATGATCATTATGGATTATCTGAATTAGGATTTAAATCTACTGACTACTGCCCCGAATTAGTTGTAGAGGATTTATTTAAATTCGCGTTTGTTCGGAATCCTTGGGATAGGTTTGTAAGTGCTTATGAATATCTTAAAAGAGGGGGGATACCTTTTTATGATAGACTCAAGACATTAGTGATTAAAAAAGAATATCCAGAATTCAAGGATTTTTTATTGGCAAAAGAGGTTTGGCAGCAGTGGGTGTTCTTTTATCCTCAATTGGAATTTATCACTGTAAATGGATCAATTAAAACAGATTTTGTGGGCAGGTTTGAAAATTTTCAAAATGATTTCGATTTAATATGTGATCAAATTGATTATTCTAAAGTAAAACTTCCTCATGTGAACAAAACCAAACACGCTCATTACACTGAGTACTATGATGATCAATCAATTAAGATTATTGCGAGAAGCTTTGAAGAAGATATAGATACATTTAAATATAGATTTGGAGAATAAATTATGATGTGTCGCAAAAATAAGTTTATATTTATACACATAAACAAAACTGGTGGTACTAGTATTACTAAGCTTCTAGTGAACGCTGAGAATCCTCCGCAGAAGCATGAGCGGTCTTGGTGGTACAAAAAGCATGAGCCGAAGGCATTTAATACTTATTTCAAATTCTCTATTATACGTAATCCTTGGGATAAATTACTGTCTCAGTATTTCTTTAGAGTTAAAGATAATACTCAACATGGATATATAGAAAGTGCTAAAGGCTTGAGCTTCTTGGATTTTTTATTAAATCCATTTCCTGCAAAACATAAATTACAGCATAATTGGTTATTTGAAGGTGACGAATGCTTAGTCGATTTTATTGGTAGGTTTGAAAATCTTCAGGAAGACTTTAATACTATTTGCGACAAAATTGGAGTTCCGCAACAAAAACTTCCTCACGTAAACAAAACAAAACATAAGCATTACACCGAATACTACGATGAAGAAACAAAACAAATCGTTGCGGAAAAGTATGCAAAGGACATTGAGTATTTCGGATATAAATTTGGAGAATAATGGTTACTTTTATTATATGTGTTAAACATTACAGAAACTGTCATTCATACAATGATATTTGGGATTTATTAGAAAAGACTTTGGTTTCGGTTTGTGGTCAGCTTGATGATAGGTTTGAAGTAATAGTAGTTTCAAATAAAACGCTAAACACCTTCCCAGAAAATAAAAAAATTAAAAAGGTAAAGTTTATAGAAGTTGATTGGCTCCCTCCATCATTATCCAATGCTTGGCAAATAGGTACTCAAGTAGAATATCGAAGCACTGGACTACCTGAAGTAAGATTAGATAAAGGTACTAAGTATATTTTAGCCTTAAGTGAAGTTGATGATGATAATTACGTTATGTTTGTTGATGCAGATGACTTCATACATAGAGATTTAGTTAGAACTATTCACAATTCGGGCAAAGACCTCTTAAGGATTAATAAAGGTTTTAAAATGGGTGTAGACGATACGTTTAAATGTGTTGGTGATTTTAATAAAAAATGTGGCACTTGTAATATAACTAAAGCAAGCATACTTAAAAAACAAATTGATTTTAAAAATGTTGATCTTACTTCATCTCAAGATATTATAATTAGATCTACAAAAAAGTTTTATTTATTAAAGTTAATGGGATCTCATCAGTTCTTTTGGAGATATTTTACCCATAAAGGGTATGAAGGTGGAGATATTAATTTTAGAGCAGCTATATACAACTGCTCTCATAATGAGCAAAGCTCAGGTAAACCGAATTTAAAGTACTCTCAAAAAATGAGTAAGAGCATGAAATTGCATTTTAACATATGAAGTTTGCTATTGTTGGTTGTGGCTTGAGTGGGATAACTTCTGCTCGTTTACTTAAAGATAAAGGCCATGAAGTTAAAATTTTTGAATCCCGTAATCACATTGGAGGTAACTGTTATGATGTTGACATTGAAGGTCTTCACTTCCACAAATATGGCCCACATATTTTCCATACGGATGATGAAGAAGTTTTTGAATTTCTATCACGGTACACAGAGTGGATTGATCTGGAGTATAAGCCAATTGGCAGAACCCAGATCGGTGATATTCCTCTGCCATACCACGACAAAGGTTGTGAGGCATCTATAGGCAGGACGCTCTCTCAAGAAGAGATTAGAAAATACATTTTTAAAGACTACAGCGAGAAACAATGGGGAGTAGATTTCAGGAAGATTCCTAAAACAATTATAAACAGAATCCCAAAGACTAAGAACTCAGAAAGTCCAACTTGGTTTGAAGGCCAAAAATATCAGTGTGTACCAAAAGAAGGATACACAAAAATGTTCGAAAAAATGTTAGATGGAATAGAAGTTGTTTTAAATGCGGGGCAGGAAGAATGGAGGGGAGAGGATTACGATAAAGTTATTTATACAGGTAGGATAGATCAGTATTTTAATTATTGTTTTGGGCAATTACCTTACAGGTCTTTAAAGCTAGAGCATTACTCAACAATGGATAAGCAAGACGCACTTGTTTACAACGAATGCAATAAGAAAAATAAATGGACTAGACAGTATGATCATTCTTATTTTAGTTCCAATCACTCAGGAGAGACTATAATTACCCGAGAATACCCGAAAAGTATGGAGGAAGGAGATATTCCATTCTATCCTATTCCTTGGGGAGAAGGCCAAGAGATGTATTTAAGATATGATGAATTAGCTAGAAAAGAAAAGGATACTGTGTTTTTGGGCAGATTAGCTAAGTATAAATATCTGGATATGTGGATGGCGGTTAAGCATGTTTTTTTGAAATTTAGACGTTAATTTGTTGAATTATTCTTATGAATTTAGATAATCAGGTACGTATGAATGAAATTAAAATCACCTTACAAGAAAACGAAGCTAATGCACTCCTTCAGATTATTGATATCGCTGTAAAAGCTCAAGGGCTTCAGATTGCTGAAGCGGGGTCTTTCCTTGCTACTAAAATTCAAGAGCAAGCAAAATATCAACTACCCCAAGCAGAAGCAGAAGCAGAAGTAGAAGCTCCAACTGAAGAAGAATAAAAATGCGTTTTTCTGGTAAAGATCGGATTGTTAAAGAAGTCCAAAAAAAACTTGGCTTGCGTGGTGATGGGATTGATGGTCCCACTACATGGAAGATGATTTGGGAGAATCTAGTTCACGATAACAAAGGGGAACCAGAAAAACCAGAACCGCCAGTGCAGGAGTTCAAAGAGGATTACCCCGAAGTTTACAAAGCCTCTCCGAACCAGTCTGGAACTATTAAGCCCAAGTATGTTATTTTGCATCATAGTAGTGGAAGCCATGATGGAACTCGTTCTTGGATTTTGAATGCTTCATCGAAGGTTAGTTATCACTATCTTATTGCTGCTGATGGGTCTCGCACACAATTCGTCTATGACAAAAAAAGAGCTTGGCATGCAGGAAGATCTTCTTGGAAGGGTGTAAGCGGTTTAAATGGTCATAGCATTGGTATCTCTTTCTATGGAGATACGAACAAACGCACTCCAAGTGCGGTTGAAATTGATTCTGCTGCTAAAAAATGCAAATACCTTATGGATAAATTTGACCTTGGAATAGAAAAAATTCTATCTCATAAAATGATTGCGCCGAATAGGAAGAATGATCCTTCAGATGAAACCTATAAAATGGTGATCAAACGAATAAAAGATCTTTAAAAGTGAATGAAGAGATATTTCATATCAATGTAAGCCGTCACGACATCTTCGACTACGTTCTTTCTAATTCTGTTTATGATCCAGTGGAGAAGTGTATTGATGCTACAATTTATGAGACATACGTAGGTTACATTTTTAATATTAGAGATCAGGAATATGTTCATCAAGACAGAGATTATATTTATTTTTACAAAGAACTTTTTAAATTAAAGGCAAGAGCTTGTGACATGCAGACCTCAGAGATACTTAGGTTATGCGAAGAAATAGAGGAAATAGCTCCTAAGACCGTTAAATTATAAAAAATAGTTGACACGGTTTAAAATGTCTTTATACTGAGGGTAGATATGGAATACGAAGAACTAAGTAAATCGGTTATTGAGTGGGGACAAAGCAAAGGAATTTTAGATTCTTCTACCCCAATTCGACAACTAGACAAGACGCAAGAAGAGCTTGATGAAACAAGAGTAGCCCTAAAAAAGCTAAATGATTTTGATTATCAACGTGATCTGATGGAAAATATTGGAGTGCCTACTCCAACTAAAGAGGACATTCTTGCAGAAGTTAAGGACGGCATTGGAGACATGTTAGTTACTATTATTTTACTTTCTGAGATGGTCGGGTTTGATACCACATACTGCTTAGAAGCAGCTTATGATGTAATTAAGAGTCGCACTGGCAAGATGGTGGACGGACAATTTGTAAAAGATCAGTAATGAAAAAAGTAAACACTTACCAAGCAAAAAAGAAGATCCGACGTAAAGGAGTACATGCTAAAAGCAAGACTTCTAGGATCAAAAGCTCCAAAAACTACAAGAAACCCTATAGGGGTCAAGGCCGATAATTCCCTGCTCCCTCGCTTAGTGTAATAAGCTATACAAACAAAATATTGTTATGGATATTATTGAGATTATTACATCATTCGTCGAAGATCAGGCTTGGTTTAACTGGGCTTGTGCTATTATTGCTGCGGCTAGTGCATTTGCTGCTGCTACCCCAACTCCAAAAGAGGGAACTTGGCTCTCAAAAGCTTACAAAATCGTAGATTTTCTCAGCGTTAATTTCGGTAAAGCGAAAGACAAAGGAGATAAGTAAAAATAACTTATCATAATTTACATGATTGAACCGTGAGGATAATTGTATTGTCTGTTATCACATCTCTTTTTTGTTACTCAGCTATTTCTAATAAGGGCGAGGCAAAAGAAAAGGAGAAGATTAAAAAACGACAGTAAATATAAATCATTTTAAATAATTTAAAAGCCGTCCTTCGGGACGGTTTTTTTTTGATTAGCTATTGAATTTTCATGTATTCTAGCTAAAATTAGTCAATGAAGTTAGAGCCTGTATTTTCAAAAGTACAAAAACACGCTAAGGGGTGGGGGGAAGAAGTTTGGATAACTAACAATGATTTGTATTGTGGTAAGATTTTAAAGTTCAATGAGGGTGCGGAGTTTTCTATGCATTATCATATCAAGAAAGAGGAGACTTGGGCCGTCATCGAGGGTAAATTGATTTTAAAATATTATGATTTAGGTAATGCTATTGAAAAAGAAGTTGAGTTGGAAGAAGGGGACACTGTTCATTTGCGACCATGTATTCCTCACAAACTTATAGCTCTAAAGGATTCTAAAGTTTTTGAAGTTAGCACTCAACATTTTGAGTATGATTCTTATAGAATCCAAAAAGGAGACTCACAAAAATGAAAATATTAATTATCGGAGAGTCATGCTTAGATATTTTTACTTACGGATCTGCTGATAGATTATGTCCAGAAGCTCCAGTTCCTGTTTTTAAGCAGGACAACTCAGTTACTTTCATGGGTATGGCTTCAAACGTCCATAGAAATGTCCTTGCTTGCCTTAATAATTTAGGCAAAAAAGCAGAAGTAGATATTAAAAGTAATCAAAGCACTGGAGCGAAGGTTAGATATATTGACTCTAATTCTAATCAAATGTTTTTGCGCGTTGATTCAGATGAGTATAAAGAGATTAATAAATTAAAGTTGAGAGAAGCAAGTGTGTGGTCTTACGATGCTGTAATTGTTTCTGATTATAACAAGGGATACCTTACAGATAGAGATTTGAAATATATTGCAGATAATTCTCAAATATCTTTCTTAGACACTAAAAAGAAATATAACCCTGAATGGGCTAATTCGTTTGATCTGATCAAAATTAATGAAAAGGAATATAAGGAGAATGGATTTGAAGGGATGGGGATGGAAAACCTCATTGTTACTTTGGGGAGTAAGGGGTGTAGGTTCAGGGGAAAAAAATACCCTTTAAAATCTGTGGCTCAAGTAAGGGATGTGAGTGGTGCTGGAGATACTTTCCTTGCTGCTTTTGCAAGTAATTATTTATTTAATCAAGATATAGATTTAGCTATTGATTATGCTCAGACTTGCTGTAGCATCGTCGTCAGTAAAGTTGGAACAGCAACGATATGAATCACCCTAAAATAGTTGATACATCTACGATCATGCACCGTTTTTCGATAGGAACGGAAAAGATGGCTTTTACAAACGGTTGCTTCGACTTATTTCATGCAGGTCACGCGCACCTTCTCCAATCAATAAAAGAAGATTTACCTGACGATTATAAATTAGTTGTTGGCGTGAATGGAGATGAAAGTGTTAAGAAAAATAAGGGTTCAGAAAGGCCCATTATTAGCCAAGAGCAGAGAGCTTTCCTTGTGGCTTGCAATGAGTGTGTTGACTACGTTTTAGTATTTAATGAATCAACAGTCTCTGGTTACCTGAGACACTTCAAGCCCTCTCGTTGGTATAAAGGTGGAGATTATAGTATCACCACATTACACCCCGCTGAGAAAGCAGAGTGTGGGCAAACAGAGGTATATTTTATTCCATTTTCTGAGGATATAAGCGCCACAAAAATTATAACAAAAATTAAAGAACTATGAGAACTTTTATCGTAGATATTGATGGGACTATTTGCACAGATAGTAGGGGTAGATACGAGTTAGCCAGACCTATGGGTTCTCGGATACAATACTTCAATGAACTGTATAATAAAGGTAATGAGATTATCTACTGGACAGCTAGGGGAGGTAACTCAGGCAAAGACTGGACTGAATTAACCAAGAAGCAGCTTGAAGAGTGGGGGGTCAAATATACAGAGCTTAGGATGAATAAGCCATCATACGATTTTTGGATCGATGATAAAGCTTATAATGGGAATAGGTTCTTTGATGAACTTTATTTATAACTACCAGTTGTGGGTCCAGTAAGTGACTGCATAACTGTTGGGATATGCTTCCTTTATTTTTTCTACATCCTCCCAATCTACATCACGGGCCTTTTGATCATGATGATGATTCCCCCATGCTCTTGGGTATATCATATCATTAGCTAATTGTGTGTAGTTTGGTTGGTAAGCGCTAATTGCCCAGTTAAGTCTAGTTGGTCCTGCTATTTGTTCTACAGGTCTAATTATATTTTTTCCTAGATCTGAAAAAGAATCATTAGCCATACGCAACCAAAAGGACTCGTTTTTTTGAGAATACATCCAAGCATTTGGGTAGGGTTGTCTATGATTATTGTGTTTTCCTAAAACTATACTATCCCCAAAAGGACTTACTAACAAAGGCTCCAAATCCTTCAAACAAATAAAGTCCATATCAGCATAGATCCCTCCATACTTATGAAGATATAGTAATCTACAAAGATCAGATTTAACAACTCCTATCTCAATGTTTTGGAAAACCTCCCAAAACATTGGGTAGTCGTCTCTTACTAACCTTTCGTTGTCCTCATCAGTCCAGAATTTGTATTCCCAGTTAGGATTCATATTTTTCCACGATTCCTGCCATGACTCTCTATAAATATTACGGGGGACATTATAGTCCTTCCAAGTCTGATGTATAATTTTTTCCATTACCAAAATTTAGTCTCGTTTACCCTACCATTGATATTCGACGAACCTGCTCGCTGGCCTACGATCCATTCTTCCGGGCAGTAAACCTTCCAGTCCTCGCGGCGATGAGCTAATTCTAACTGGTGGTCAATGTGCTTGTTTGTTTTACGATAGTCTGTGGCATATGATATATGTCGGTATAATTGCTCAAAAGTAGACTTGTTGACGGCGTAAGCGTGGGTTCGGTTGACGGATTTGCCAATTACCACATTAGTTAAGCCTGTTTCTACTTTAGTTTTACGGTGTTGTCCTCCTAAATAAATTTGACCCCAATCGTCAGGCACAACTTCCATAAACTCATTAAGTTTCTGTAACGCATTGTCTTTAAAGATTATATCGTCTTCCATAATCAATACATTATTCAAGGTTAATTCTTCCCGATCATCTCTAGTGTGTAGAACATCTTCTAGGATTCTCTGGTGAGAACGCAAACAACCCCATGCTCCTCTACCAGAGCGCCAGTCAGCAGGGCAGGTTGTCCAGTCACCAATAATAGCTGGGTAATAGTGGACCTTATCGTTATCTGCCATTTTCGTTTCTTCAAGATGCTTCTTTGTATCTTCAAGACGATCTGGTCTATGGGCGCAATTGATTACATATACGCGATCAAATAAATCAGTTAAGTTTCTCATAATTAAATTAATTAGACCCCGAACCAGATCCCGAATCAGATCCCGAATCAGACCCCGAATCAGATCCCGAACTCGATGACGAACCAGATCCCGAACCAGATCCCGAATCTATCACGGTAACCGTTCTTGACGCATATCCCGTATTACCTGAGCTATCCGTAGCCGAGTAGTTAATCGTGTAAGTTCCGTTGGTGCTCGTGTCCACTGTTCCCGAAGCGGTAACAGTTTCGCCAGTGTCAGCGGTTGCTCCAGCGTCTGTCCAAGTACCGCCATTCTCAATTGTATCGGTTCCAGACGTAATTGAGATGACTGGTGCGGTTGTATCCTGAACGATAACCGTTCTTGTCACTGGCGTTGCAACGTTTCCTGCTGAGTCTGTCACAGAATATGTCATCGTGTAAGTTCCGTTGACGCTCGTGTCCACTGTTCCCGAAGCGGTAACAGTTTCGCCAGTGTCAGCGGTTGCTCCTGCGTCTATCCAAGTACCACCATTCTCAATTATATCGGTTCCAGACGTAATTGAGATGACTGGCGCGGTTGTGTCAGCAGATCCCTCAGATACTGATGAGCCACTCTTGGCAGAGCCAGAGTCGGAGTCGGAGTCGGAGTCGTCACCAGAGTCGCTTCCTCCACTGTCAGGAGTTCCTCCACTGTCAGGAGTTCCTCCACTGTCAGGAGTTCCTCCTTCGCCTTCACCGCCATCTTCTCCATCATCTTCTCCATCATCTTCTGGCCCGAGTCCATCATCAACTGGCCCTTCAGCTATATCTGGATCTAAATCAGGCAAATCAGATTCGTCTCCTCCTGTTTCTTCACCCATGCGCTCATCCATAGGGGACAGGTCTAAAGGTCCGGGTGGTATCAGAGGTTCATCTCCAACGTCTGCTATGGGACCATCACTTTGTGGTCCGTCACCTTGTGGACCGACAGGGGGAATCAGAGGCTCATCACCTTGTGGACCGACAGGGGGAACCAGAGGTTCATCAGCTTGTGGTCCGTCCCCAGCACTAGCCAATGGCGCAGGTGCGAAGGGAGAGTTAGGATCTGGGCGAGGAATCATAGGTTCATCCCCAGCGTCAGCTAATGGCGAAGGTGCGAAGGCAGAGTCAGGATCAGGGCGAAATGTCCCACCAACTCCACCTAAAGGTGAGGTAATCTTATTATCAGTATCAGGTTGATGTGTCTTACCAATTCCACCTAAAGGTGCGGTAACCTCATTGTCAAGATTAGGACGAAATGTCTTACCAACTCCACCTAAAGGTGCGGTGGGGAAACGAAGTGGAAAATTATTCGACATTACTCTTTCGGATAAGCCGAATTAATAAACTCTTCGTTAGCTATAAATTGCTCGCGGCTCCGTTCAGGCATATCGTAACGCTTAAATCCTTTTCGTACCCCTGTTAATTTTAAAGTGACCCTTTTCGGCCTCAAGAAAGACAAAGGCCAAGCTGATAGAATTATATTATTTTTCTCGACTACCGCACCAACTGATCCAGCCCTATCGCCAGTTATACCTGTAATCACCATTGAGTCTGGTTCGCAGACCTTCAGAAATCGGTCATCAATTGCAACTACTGTTTTAGAACCAACTAATGAAACATTACGCATTACAAATTCGAAGAGAACCTCATTAGACTCCATTGTAAACAATGCTCCATATCCTTTTTCATGCCAGTCCATTGGCACAATAGCTGTTGATTTATCAGAGCCAGAATCAGAGCCTCCAGAGTCACCAGAGCATGAGCTATCTGGCACATAAAATATGATACTATCTCCTTGTGTCGTTATTTCAAGAATATTATCTTCTTCATCTTTCTCCCTTAGCTCCCTAATTTCAATCATGTCATTAGCACCAGCCGAAGGGTCTTTTTTTAATGGTGCATGACCTCCATCAGGGTTTCCTTTTTGGTAAAATCCCCTAAACCAAATATGAATATTCTCTCTGATATATTGTTCGTAAATTGACGGACCTCGGAGTTCACAAAAATCAAGCATAATTTGTGATTCCTCGTCGTCCGATCCCGACGATTGACCTTCAACATCACTTTTATTTTGAAGGTTCGTAAAATCTGCTAGATTACCATCGTCCTCAACGATTAACGCTTGGGAGATCTTCCCAGTGAACTTATCTATTTTTAATTGTATTTTTAACTCTTTGGTCTCGGATTCTCCTATTGTAATTGTCTCCTCTGGCTCGATTTTCAGTCTTTCCCCTCCATTTGCGTAGTCATAAACATAACCTTCATTAAATTCTACTGTAAAACTATTGGGGCTGTCTGGTTCAAATTTTGGCATAAGGGGCATATGATGCACCAACCAAGAAGCGTGGTTATGATTTATTCCTTCTTTATGTAAGGTCTTAGAATCCATTATGCGTTGAGTATGTTAATAATTTTACCATCTTCCCCGAGAAAATATAATTCGTCGAAACTATTAAAAGAGGGGTAATTTACTGTTTTGATTTCCTTCTTTAAATCTTCTGGGTCGTTGCAAAAAAAATATTTACGACCTCCAGACTTTATTGTCCCATCAGGCCATAAATATTCTTTTTCTACGAAATAACAATCTTTCAGTTGAGTATTATGCCAAGTTTCTATGTAAGCGAATTGATTTTCGAAATCATGTCTTTTAGTTTCGATACATAAATTTTTTTTGACTATAGTTTTCACTAAAAGATTTTATGCAAAATTGATTAAAAAATCAATCACTCTTTTCCTCCTCAGATCCTTCTTTCTCAGCTCCTTCTTTATTCTTTCCCTCTTTTTTCATCTTCTCGATGATCTTTTTCTGAAGCGCAGGAGGAAGCTTCTTTTGCTTTTCGGTAAGTTCTCCCTTGCTATCGTCCATCATCATAGCTCGCATTTTACCATATTGTACTGCACAAGCACTGTAAGTTTCTTTGTCTCCCATTCCAGCAGTATCTGTAAATGTCTTATCTTCCATAGCACACATGCTCATATACGATTTATAAACAGAAGCCTCTGCCTCCGAATACTTCTTAGCGATAGTAACTTCCATTTCTCCAGCATTATTAACGCTAACCTGACTTTCTAAGGGGTTTTTAAAATTGTCCATAGTATAATTTGATTATACTATTATAATACACTAGAAACATTAAATAAATGGGAAAAGTCGCCTTCTTGAATTTAACAATAAATTCTTTTAATCAGAACAAACTTTGGACAACTTTCTTTAACGAGGGTGATATTAACTCATTTAATTTGTATATTCATCCTAAAGAGAGAAAATCTAGCGTATTTTCCGATTATTACGTCGATAACATAGTACCGACAAGTTGGGGTCACTTTTCATTAGTTGAGGCTACGATAGAGTTAATGAAAGCAGGTTTAGAGGATCAGGAGAATGAATACTTCACCTTAATTAGCGATTCTCATTTCCCCCTGTATGATTTAGATACCACAGTGGACTTGATCAAAAAAAAGTATAAAAAAACAACTTTCGCCAAACATTTTAGTTTCCATACAAAAGTTAAGAGTCAAATGATTTTTAGGGAGGGGATCAAAGGCTACAATTTTGGGGAGTATAATGCTGTTTGTCAGTTTTTTGTTTGCCGTAGGAAGGATGTGGAAACATTTATCAAGACTTTTGAACACTGGTCTCAATTCTTTGTGAAAGAAAAGGTTATTTTTGCTGATGAGTTTTATTTTTGGGGAGTAGCCAAGCAGTTAGGAATGGATTTTGAAATGGGCCAAGCAACAACTTACTCTGATTGGAGTATAAGGAAAGATTCGATTGGCAATATAAATAGGAATCCGAGGGCTTTTAAGAAAATTAGCAAAGGAATGGTTGACACTTATCGCAAAAATGGGTATATCTTTGTCAGGAAGATCATGCCTTCCACTTTTGTGATGGTAGATCCTTCGAATTATTAATTGAAAAAAATGCAAAATACGGTAGAATTATTAGGATACTATGGTAGTGATGAAGTTATTGCTTGTAGTGCTTGGACATCAACTTCAAGAGACTTAGATGAAAAGAAAAGAGAGAGAATTCCGAAGCTCATCGACATGCTTTGGAGCCACGGACACGAAACCCCTTTTGAAAAAGGTAGCGTCCATTTCCTTATTGATTGCGATATTGCCAGTCATATTCATTTACTTAAGCATAGATTATCTTCGCTCAATGCAGAGTCGGCACGATACAAAGAACTAAAAGAGGATAAAACCTTTATTCCTGATGATTGGCCAGAGTTCTGGCAGGAACAATTAAAACAATACACTGCGGATGGTAATAGACTTTACCACAAGTGCCTTGTTGATCTTGAACCAGAGCTAGGACGCAAACGAGCAAAAGAATCCGCACGGTTCTTTAAGACTTACAATAGCCGCATTCAAGCAGACGTTCAATTTAATATGAGAAGCTTTGCAAACTTTATTAAATTGCGTAAGAGTGAACAGGCCCAAAAAGAAATTAGAGAAATAGCAGAGAAAATGCTTGATTTGGTTGAGAATATCGAAGATAATCCATTTAAGCACACTTTAAATAGTTGGGGTTATTAAATTATGAAAATTAAAAAGACTGAGGTCCGTCCTTTGCAACAGGTTCGAACTTACCAATTAGAGGATGAGGATATTATTGATATCTTTGGTTCTATAGAGAGATTTAAGCAGGTTATTGGGATAGATGGTTCTGGAGGTGAGCCTACAGAAGAGGAGGGTGAAATGGCATCTGACCTCCTTAGCCATTCCCCAGTAGAAGAAGATAATATTATGGGTAATATTGAAGAGTCATTTTTTGAATACGAATAAGTCAGGTTCAAAGATGAAGACACAATTCCAAAATAAAGGATTTGAGGTAGTAAAGGGCTTTATCTATGCTCCCTTTGCAAGTTACTTTAGAAATTATTTTTCTCTTATCGCGCAGAATGAACCTAATTTAACAGGAGATGGTCAAGCTCCTAATTCTCGTGTTCTTTATGGAGACCCTGCATTTGATACCTTGATGGCTTGTTCAACGCAGAGTGTGGAACAAATAGTTGGTAAGAAGTTAATTCCACAATATACCTATGCAAGAATATATAATAATGGTTCTGTTTTAAAAAGACATCTGGACAGAGACGAGTGTGAATACTCAGTTACCCTATGCTTGGGAGGAAGATATGATAAGCAATGGCCCATATGGTTAAAAGATTATGATGGTAATGAGCACGAGGTTCCACTTGATGAAGGGGACTGCGTAGTCTACTCAGGAACTAAGTTAGAACACTGGAGAGAGAAGTTCGAAGGGGACAAACAATATCAGGTATTTATGCATTATGTTGACTCAGAGGGGAAATATAAAGATAGAATTTATGATGGCAGACTTAATCTTGGATTACAATCGAAACACAAATAAGGTATGAGTGAGGAGGTAAGACAGTGCTGGCGCGTGTGGCCCGGTGAAATAAATGATAAGACTATTGATCGCATTTTAAATGAGGTTAAAGTCCCTGCTTGTGTTGGAAAGTTGACAGGAGGAGGATACAAACCAGAAGTAAGAAGGAGTAAGGTCTCATTCATTAAAGTTCCGTGGATTTTAGATACTCTTTATAACTATGTGAATCATGCAAACACAGTGGCATTTAATGTGAACCTTTATAAATTAGCAGATGTACAGTATACAGAATATCATGCTGAACAAGAGGGTCATTATGGGTGGCATAGCGACTGTTCTTGGCGGAGAAATGATGGATTAGACAGGAAATTATCTATCGTAATCCAACTTTCAGATCCATCTGAATATGAAGGTGGGTCGTTTGAATTTAGTGAAGTAAGCGCACCAAGCGAAAATCTCTTGAAACCTAAAGGTTCGGTATTGGTATTCCCTAGCTACCAATATCACAGAGTGACCCCAGTTACCAAAGGCGTTAGGAAATCTTTAGTTGCTTGGTTTGATGGGCCAAAATGGGTGTAGAGGTGCTAAATAATAATAAATTTAGCTGTTGACAATCTGAATACAAATAGTGTAATAACAATTCATGAAGATAACAGGCAAGCAGGAAGTCGAAATTGAGATCTCTGAGGGGCAAAGGCATTTGATTGCTCTTGATTATATTTCAGAGGTATTTGATTGGGACTCAGACTACTTTATCGAGGCTGGTTGGGTGATTAAGCGTGATATAGCTCACACCTCACACGCATTTGAGATTAAGAATAAAGTGAGGGAGGCTACTAAGCAGGATCAATTCTTGTATGACATCTTTAAAACTTTGAAAAGGCAGGTTTTCTAGTCTTTTTCTTGGCCTTTGGCTCTTTCGATTTGATCACTGGTAGGCGCACCTTTGTCGCCTTTCTTCTTCATCTTTTCACCAGAGCCTCTCTTTATTCGCTCTTTCTTTTTCCTGATATTCTCCCAGAGACTACTATCAGACTTCTCTTTTTCTTTTAAGATCTCGTCATGACGTTTCATAAATGTTTCATGATCAGGCCCAGCCATATACAAAGTTTTACCGTCTTTTGTTTTATGAGGGTGTATCCCTTTTAGTCCCATTTTTTTTGCATCTTCTAAAGCCTCTTCTTTTGTTTCGAAGTAGTGTTTTTTAACATTGGGGGAAGCCTTAGAAAAAAATAAAGCACAATCGTCTTCATTACTGACAATTACAGAAGCCTTACTTTCAGCCTCTTCAAATTGAGAATAGCAAACAGCAGCTCTTTGCTTACTATCTTTGAATTCTTCTTTATCTGAAAGGTCTACCATACAACGACTAATAAAATCAGACTTTTTTTCTCCGCTCTTGGGATTTGGTAAAGGCATAATATATATTACACAAAAAAGTCCCAAGTTTAAACAGGATTTTGCCAAATAAGGGGATGGTAGATTTGCTTATGAAAAATAATATTCGACGGCATCATTGGAAATCGGAAATGAATAAGAAAAATCTAATGTGGCATTCCCGTCTAAATCATGAGAGTGATTTACAGATTGTAAAAAACAATCGTGAACTACTAAATTTAAATTAGGATTTGCAGAAGCTGATCCTAATACAGTTTCAGGAATTAAAAATGTGAAGTTTCCTTTGTCAGTCACGAGCGCTGATAAATCTAATGTATCTTCAACTTTATTTTTAATTATGGACATCTCTAAAGATCCTTGAGCTGGTAACACTGGGGATCTTCTTTTCGCTCCTCGTTCTCCAACTCTAGTCGTGGGCGCTCTCTGTATACCGACAGAAATGGACGCAGATTGAATGGGATAGTCTGTAGAATTTATTCCTTCAGTTAGGGTCGTGGTTAGAGTTATGTCTTGTGGGCGAAAGACATTAAATTTACTTGAGTCTAAATCTAAATCTACTAAAGAGTTGCCTTCACTGACTGATAAAGAGTCGCACTCGTATCCATAATTTCCAATAGCAAGATCCCCGATAGAGAAGTCTAAAGAAAAATTAGTTAGGTTCGCTTTTGAAAAAGTCGTTCTAGCAGTCGAGTCTTTTAACTGAATAGTTGACTCATCTGAACTTAAAAACTTTAAGTAGTTCCCAGTTTTACCTAAAACATGATTGTTGACTATAAATCTCATAGACACTTCAATAGGTTGGTCTGCGATTAAAACATGATCTTCTGTTTTATAAGACCCAAGTTTCCTTATTTCTTGAACATTTTTGGGATTCTGATATCTGAAAGATTCAACTCCCCTAATTAAAGTGTTGTCAATATAGACTTGACTCTCATGGGAGTGAACTCTCGTTACAGAAGGCATATCTTATGTTACACAAAAAAACCCACTCCCGTAGGAGTAGGTTGATGAGTGGTGAATTTTTAATCGTTTTTACTTGATTTCTGAGCTTCTTCTTTGCTCCATAAGCATTGCCTTGGCTAAAATCGCGTAATTTACGATATCATCACAAGCATCTTCAACGCTTTCATTAGCTACCTTTAGCTCCTTATCATTCGTAAAAGACCTAATCCTTTGGATCTTATCAATTACTCTAAGTAGCAACCCTTGTACTGGGTCAATCCCAAGGACAGATGCTGCATTAAAGTTTGCAAAGGGATCTTTCGAAGTTTTCCCTCCAGTATAATCGTTATTTTTTTGTCTCATAATGTCCCTGCAAGTTTCGCAGGTATCTTTATGCAGTTTTAATAGTTCTTCAGTTGTCATAAGATTTTTTTTCTTGCATTCTTTCAATATGTTTCTCCCAAATATCTACTGTCTCGTATTCTCTTAATTGTTCTTGAGCTGCCTGTATTCTGTTTTTAGCTAAGTTAGCTCTTGCTTGCCAATATATTTGGAATGGAAATTTAAACCAGCAAATCAAGCCAACCACAATTCCAAGAGGTATGCCAATTAGAATTGAGCCAATAAGTATCATAAAGTTTTGAAATTTAT